CTGTTATCGCCTGGTGATATCGCCGCCATGACAAAACGCGACGATGAGCTAGTAACAGCCTGGCTCCGCACCCAACAAGCCCAAGGTTTCTCAAACCGGACCGTTACCCGAAGAGATACCGCCATGAAGTCCTACCGGAGGCATATAGCACCCCTCAGTTTGAGATCCTCGAGCGCGGAAGTGGTAGAAGATTGGCTGCTCAGCTACACCAGCCCCGCCACGAGACACGCCTACCGATCGGATCTATCCCTGTTCTACAAGTGGGCGTTGCTACGGAAACTCATCCCGGAAGACCCGATGGCTTCGTTACCTGCAACGAAGGTTCCCCGCGGGGTTCCTCGACCATTTAGCCAAGCTGTAATCGACCGATTGTTAGCGGCACCGTTGGACCCGACATACGGATTGATGATTCGCCTCGGTCTTTACGCAGGCTTACGGGTATCTGAAATGGCTGCCCTCTGCTGGGAAGATATCCGCCTCTCCGAAGGCGGGACGCTCACGGTCCGTGACGGTAAAGGCGGGAAATCTCGCATCCTGCCAATGCACCCCAACCTGATAGCCGCGCTCCCCTCCCCCCGCCCGTACGGCCCCGTTCTCCTATGCGCCGATGGAACCCCGTTCGACGGAGGCAAGGTGGGGCGCACGATCAAGGCCGTTCTGACTCTTCTCGGGATCGACGGGGTACCCCACCAGTTGAGGCATTGCTACGGGACGGAACTGGCCCGCGCCTCAGGAGGCGACATGCTCTTGGTAGCGACCCTCATGGGGCACTCAAGCCCAGCGACCACGATGATCTACGCCCAGCTAGCGGGGGGTGAAGCTTCCCGGATCGTGGATTTGATGTGGGTTGCTTGAGCGAGTTGGGGGAAGGCCGGCCAGACACCGTTATGCCCTCCCCCAACCCTCTCAAAGAGTACCCTGAAATCTGGTTAGCGCTAAACACAAAACCCAAGAAGAACCAGCTAAGGTCCCGCCTCGTGCATGACCGAAAAGTCATCTTGAAAGAACCCGGGATCTGGCTACTCGTCATCGTGTTAGGCGTCATCCTGACAGTCGGGTTTCTAATCGCCGTGAAAACCACCGCGGGCGCATCGAACTACGAACACCCGAACTGTGGGACGTGCGCCGGGGTCGGGGGCCGTTAACGCTGGCGGCGTTCCCCAACCTTCCGTCCCAACGACTCAGCCGGGGTCGATCCTTCCGGTTTCACCCGCCGATAAATCCCCCTCCCCGCGAGGAACAGGAGGGACATGACACCCACAAAGATCAGGAAGTTCACGACAGCGACCATCGCGGGACACTACGCCTAGTACCGCCACGTCGTGGACCAGGGGTCTTTCGTGAACCCGAACGTCCCCACCTCCCGATCGAACATCTCCGAAATCACCTCACCATCCGGCCCTAACAGTTGAGCGATCACTTCCGCCTCAGTGACCTCCACCGCAAGCTGTGGGGGTTCCGTCAGGTCATGGAAATGGACCCACTCCACAGGCCACCGGGCAGGGTCATCTTCCTCGGGCATTACCAGCCCTCAGATTTCCTGTCCTGGCAAAAAACCGGGCATTGCCAAGTAATCCCACGTTCCGGGGTTATCACCGCGAGCGCTTGTTGCGGGACCTCGAACCCGAAATTCATGTCCCGCGCATACTCGTCGTACCCTTTCGAGCTCCCATTGATCACGAGCGAAGGGGTTTGGATAAGGGTGTGCCAGTGACCGCACCACAACACCTCAAACGGTCGACCGATCGTCATATGTCTCTGCGTTTTCCGAGCCCTCAAACGCATCAAGGGGGGCCAGACACCGCCGATACCGCCGCCGCCTTTCACCTGATCCCCATGCGTCAACAGCTGGCCCCAGCCGTACACCTTGAAATAGGCGTCCGGACCCTCATCGATCTGGAACGTGATCCGCTTATCCCCGGTGAAGTGGCGTTGCAGCATCTTCCCAAGCAGCCAATCGAAATTGGTTCGGGCCTTCAACTTCGCCCGCGGTTTCCTGGACATGCGGCCGTGGTTCCCCACGACGACGGGGATGTGGACTTTCCCGAACTCGTCCGCTACGACCGTGATCGCCGCCGCCAACTGCTCCGACCAATGCAGGAGCGAGCCGAGGATCGTGTCGTCGTTGGTTTGGGTCAGTTCCTCGTGGATATCCCCCGAGAATGAATCGCCTCCCAACATGAGAACCACCCCGTCATACGTCACCCCCGTCAAATGGTGGCGGGTGAGTTTCACGACGTTCGACGCCCACTTCTCCAACCGCAACTCCGCGATGGTCCGGTTGTAGGCGTTCAACCCGTCCATCTCCCCCGGTTCCACAACCTCATCAAAGTGCATGTCGGACAGAAGGAGTGCGAGGGTCCCGCGGTGTTTCTTCGCGGATTTAGGGGTCGACAACCATTTCGGGGGGTCAAGCGCCGCGCCCTCGGCGGTTTCCACAATCGCGAGGACCCGTTGAACTTCCTCAAGTTTGCGGGCCAACCCCGCCGCCTCGGTGACAGCTCTATCGCGTTCCCGCCTGATCCGTGTCCTTGCTAGAACTTCGGATTCGTCCTCACCATCGAAGTCAAGGGTCACAAGCACAAACCCCGCGTCGATGACGGCGCACAGCGTTAGCTCCGACCGCCACCCCCCGATCCGTAACGATCCCAGCCTTCTTTAAGACCCGGCAGATCCGTTCCGAGTCGTAGCTTTCATCATCGAGTTTCGCTAGGAACGCCGCCGCGGATTCGGGGTCTAACAGGGCGAGGACTTCACCGACACTGCACTTTGTCCCCCTCCCCACAGGTGGTTCAGCGTCGAAGTCAAGCATCTTGTTAACGCCAGTTGTAGACGACGACCCTGCCGGCTTCAGCGAACGACGAAGTCAACACGTCCCCCACCACCCGAACAGCCCACGTCTGTTTCGCTACCGTCTCCGGAGTTTCCGACCAGACCGGGGTGAACGTCCCCCGCCAAGCGTTCGTGGAACTCTCCTGATCGAGCGTGAACGTGATGTCATCCTCCAACCCGCCCCGATCCACCGCGACCCCCTCAATCGTGGTCACAGTCGTAACGTCGGCGTCGTCGGCGTCCACGATGTCAAAGAGACGGATCGTGACTGTTTCCCCTCTCGTGATCCGTTCAGTGTTCAACACTGGCAACGTCATGACAGAACCTCCAAAGTCTTGGTGAAAGCTGGGACGGCGGAAAGAGAAGCAGGGAAAGTTCGGGACGCTTCCAACGAACCGGAGATATCCCCGGTGGGGGCACGGTAAACAAACGGGGAACCGAACGCGGTGGCCGTCGAGATCGAAGTGGGGGACACCCCGCGAGGACCGATCACTGTTGGATCCCCGATCGCGGTGGACGTATCAATCCCGGTGGCGTCGACAGGCCAGGGGGCGGGGGTCACCTCGGCGGTCCCGATCACAGTGGAGGTAGCGATACCTGACGGTGAGATCGTTTGGGTGAACGCCCCGAAGAACGCCATGTCGAGCGGCCTTCTCGTTGGGCGACGCATCACATTCGGGCTGGCTGTGAACGTCACTGTCCCGGTAGTGGCTAACGCGCCACCCAACCGGCCCCGATTTATGAGATCCCCCTCCAAGGGTGCGTCAACAAGACACCGAGCCCGCAGATGGGTAGGGCAGCGGCGGGAGTACATGTTGAGGCGGATATCCCGCGCTGTGAGCGGACCGCGGAACACGCGGACCATCGCCGCACCCCCCCGACCGTAGTCACCAGTGAAGTTCGCGAACACCCGAAACTTCGTGGTCGCCGGTAACGCTTGCGTGACCGCGCCCCCACCTCCGAGGACTGTCGGGTCAGGGGCACAGTTCACGAACTGTCGAGGGTTCGACGTGAGGATCGTTCCGGTGATATCCCAGATGTGGGCGGCGTGGAACCAAGTGGTGACCGGGGGGACGTAAGAACCCTCGTAGTCAGCGTCGTTCGCTCCGCCACCAGTGGGGGTGAAACACGCCCCGGTGAGCTTGTCCGAGGCGTAATGAGCGGTGTACACGTTGACGACATCCGCTGAGGCGTCCCCCAACGCCCACAGGCTTCGTTTCGCGGCGAGGTCATCGACCTTAAACCAGCCGAGCACCGTGAATTTCCCCACGTTCAACGCCGCGTGGGAAATCTCGGCGTAGCAGCTATCGGCCGCGACTTGGATGGCCATTAGGCGATGGTGTAGGCGTGGGGGGCGATCTTCACGGTTGACCCCGAAGCGTTGAACGCTTGCCCGGTCCGGTTGCGGAGAAAGAACTCAACCTGTTCCGGGGGTAACGCAATGTCACGGATCACAGCTCTCCGTGCCGTAGTGGCCGCGTCCAGAACGAACGACGCCACCAACTCGGCGGTGGTTTCGTTGATGTCAGGAAAGTTCGTACCATCCAAACGGGTCACCATGTACACATCAACCGTCGCCCCCGCGGAACGGGCCGAGCCCTGCACCGTCAAGTTCAACTCGATATCGACAAGCGGATCAAGGTTCGATGTGTTGTCGTACGCCGAGCTCGCCGCCGAGTTCGTGCCGTTCGCGAGCGAGTTGAGGCCGGTTGAAAGGACAGTCGTTATCGCCCGGTACGCCTTGAGTGAAACGGTTGCCATGAAATCTCCTTATGCGAAGGGGGGTGCTAGAGGAACGCGGGGGGTGCCACCACCGCCGATAGCGGTAGGACCGTTGTTCGTGATGACATACAGGCCGGCGATCATCCGGGCGATCTCCGCGAGGGTTGTCGAATTGAAAAACCCGGCAGAGTTAGCGGCGGGACTCGCGTCGTCTCGGATAGCGAGGTTCGCTACGTTCCACGACGCGTTCCCAACCGATTCGGTGGCGTACGCCCCATAGTTCTGGAAACAATCGAAGAACTTCTTGCCGAGAGTGGTCGTCACGCTGTAATCGGCGTACACCTTCGACGGGTGAATCGCGAGCAGCATCCCAATCTTGCAATACGACGGGAGCGAAGGGTTCGATGTGCCGTACGCCGAGTTCCAATACGAATCAGCGTTGATAGCCGGCCACACATACGAATTAGCGAGGCTGCCGCCGTTCTTGTACCAGTAGTACTCGTTCAACTCCAAGTCGAGAACGTGATAGATCGCCGGCCCCGTAAAATCATCGGGACGCAACGCGCCGCCCATCGCGTTCAACTGTGAAGCGTGCGCACCGTGCGCGCCGTCCCCCGTTGTGAGGGTCGTCGTGTACGAATCGGTTGAGGTCCCGTACCGGTAGGCGTACAGGTTCCCACCGACAGTCGGGCGGACCGTGCCGACCAGCATCTTGACGGTTTCCCCGTCTGGTTGAATCCAAATGCTGTGATTGTTGGGTTGTGACGAAGCCGTGTGATCGGGCAACGTGAACCCGGCGTTCATTTGGAACGTCCCCGCGTAAGTGCCACCGGACGCTTCCGGAACCCATTGGGATGGGGTGTAAAGGTTCGTGAACGGATCGGCGGAGGCGACCGTACGGACATACACCCAATCCGGGTAGATCAAAGCCCCCGATGTCGGTGCTATCCCTGCGCCAGCCTGGTACACGGCACTAGAACCGATCGGGGTGTTCCAGATAGATCCCTGGGTGAACGGCCAATAGAACTTGCTGCGGGTACCGGGCAGCGTTGTCGACGTACCGGAACCGGCGTTCAACGCGGCCGGGTCCGAAGCAGCATCCGACCCGGTGCGAATCTCGATCCCACACAACGCGCCTGTCTGCCACGTCGACCCGGTTTCGGTGGCGAACACCAACGTCAACGTCGAAGCAGACGCGGCGACCGTCACGTTCCGTTCAAGGACAAGCGCTCGGTCCTGCCCCTGCCCGTACGCCGTTGTGCAACAGGTGTAAACGTCGAGGGTGTCGATCAGTTTCGTCCCTGACGTGGAGGTCTGGTAGACGGTGTTGCGCCGCTTGTTCGTCGCGGCGGCCGGGCCGTAATGCTCAGCCCACAAACAGCGAACCACAAGCGCGGTGGAACCAACCGGGATAGGGAGAACGACGGTGAACGACCCGGACGGATACGACAGAGCCGACATTTCGGAGTTGTAAATCGTCGCGTCGGACGCTCCCGCCGTACCAACGGCCCATGTCGTCAAGTTCTGCCCCGTCGCGTACGAATTGAGGGAAGCCCAAACATTCCCCAACCCATCCGTGTACGAGGTCGACGCCGAAATGAACCGGCCCACGACCGTGCCGGTAGCGACATTCGAGTTGTTGAGAACCAGCGAACCGCCGAACACCGTCGAAGTGGGGATCCCGGACGGGGAAAGAATCTGTGACCCGGCCCCCGATTCGATCGTTTGGAGATACGTCGAAGCGTTAGCCGCGTTGTATTTAGCGGCGGTAACCGCGGCGCGTTGACGGCGGATAGCGTCCTTGAATGACACCGTTGACAGAGCGCCGCCTTCCGCGTCGTACAACGCGACGGAAGCGGTCACCGAATCGAGTTGGGTGGCGACCGTGTCTAGCGCGGTGATCGCTGCGTTCACCTCCGTCCGCAGATCAGCGACGTTCGTCACTTCAGACCCACCGGAAAATCTTCGAGGACCCGTTGTCCCACTGGATGACGATGTCCCCACCGTTAGGGGTGACGGGGAGCCCTGTCGCGGAGTCGATGTAGGCGATCAGGATGTCGGTAGCGGAGTTCCCGGTGTCCTTGTAAAGAACGATTGCCTCAGCGGATACCCCGGTGACGGACGAGTCGGTGATGTCAGCCGCGTCGAACGCGCCCGTTGCATCACAATCGATGAGGGTCAGAGTGAACGCGGACCCGACTGTCCCCGACAGGGATGACCGGTATTGGTGGGCGGATGAGTAGGTGTAGGTCCCGGTGTCAACCAGGATCCCTTTGATGGTGGATCCGCCTGAGGCTTTCCAGACGATGAGTCCTTGTCCAAAGGCTTGCTTAGCGGTGGGGTAGAGAGCGTTAGCCACGGAGTTTCCTTTTCAGTGTTTGGCCACCCCCCGCGGCGTTTGGTTACGGTTTGTTTGGCACCAGCCAGACGAGACCGGCTGCGATGAGAAGTCCGGCGAGTTTGGTGAGTTCGCTGGCGGTGATCTGCCCGTCTGAGAGAGCTTCCGCGGCGAACGCTGCGGCGGGGACGAGCGCTACGAAGAACTTGTTGTTTCTCATCTTCTTCTTCCCTAGTTGCAGATGTCGTTGATGCGACGACGGGCATCCGACGCCGCTTCCAGCCTGGCTACATTCTCCTTGTAAGCGGCCCGATCCTGAGTCGTCAACGAAATCACGAGGTCATCCAACGCGACCGCTTCGTTAGCCGAAATGTTCGTTCGGCACTGCGATAACGAGTTCTGGTGACGGACAGCCGGGTTACCGACATACGACACCCACGACAACGACACAATCGCGACGAGCGCCGCCAAAGCGAAACAACAACACGCGACCTTCCACCAGATGTTCGGGTCGCGTTCCGGTTCCTTCAAACGTTCGAGTAGGTCGTGAACCTCAGTCATGGTCGGGATCCCTTCCGTTCCGGCGTCTTTCCAATTCGTGATTACGTCGCCGCAGATCGGTGTTGTCCTCGCGGTAGAACTCGATGAGAGACTCGAGTTCTTGGAAGGCTTGTGATCGGTCAGCAACATCAGTCCGGGCTTTCTCTGTTCGGGCCGCTCTAAGGGTTGCGTAGGCCCCGATGAGCGCTGAGAAAATGGTGACGGCGATAAGCCACCCGTTCGGGGTGTCCATACGCTCACGCGACCCACCCGGGCGGCAAAGGACCGACCGGAACCCCCCAGCGATACAGATCGGTCTTCGAGGCGACTACATGGTCAGGTTCGTCAGGGGACCAACCGAGAATGTATTTCTTCGCGGCTAGATCCTCTTGCGATTGGATCCAGGTGAGAGTCGCGGCGTTCGACGACAGCCAGACCGGGTCCGTACCGTCAAGCCTTACGAATCGGATCACGTTGACCTCCTTTACCGGGGCAGGGTTGTCCGTCCCGTAGTTGGGGCGACCGAAACCGCCCTGCCAGAACGAGATCGGCCTTGTCTTCAAGGCGACCTCACCACCGTTTGCTTGCGACCCCGCCGCCGATGTGGTCGTGTTCCCCTCCACCGTGCGAACGTTCGCGCCTTGAACCTCCAACACGAACCCGACATGGCCGTGGACACCCAGACGATTCAGGTATGCGTAATCGCCGCGTTGCGGAGACGCCTGCGACCATTGACCGTGATCGTGATACCAGCGGGCAGCGCCCGGAGTCCAAAAGTTCTGAACCGGGAGCGTGATGCCCTCTTTCCACGCACCCCAATCTTGGAACGTTCCACACCAAGGCGACCCCTGCCGAGGCAGTTTCGGGTTTTCGACGGCGTCGAGCTCGGCCGCGTATTTCGTGATGTTCCCTTGGCCTTCGACGTAACCAACCTCTTGAGTGAGACGGTTAGCGAGACGGTCAATCACGTTCCCTCCATAGCCACACAACTTGCGTAGAGCGTCTTCGTTGATGATCTGGTTGCAGTCGACAAGCCCGACGCCGGGGACGTTCTCCTGCCCGTACTGAAGAACCACTACGGAGTCATCGGGGGGGAGGTTCGTGGGTGACGCCCTCCACCACCAGTACGGCTTCAGGTTGTAGTGGAGACGGTTGGCGTAACTCCCGAACCCGTAATGCACATCGCGGTTTGGGTAGTGGGCTTGGAGCATGTCGAGCGCAGCGCGGCACTCCGCTAGATCGAGAGGGGTCACCGGGTTTTCTTGGTCAACCTCGATGCACTCCCCTACTGTGAGGTCGCCCATGTTGCCAACCCACCACGCCACCTGAGATTCGAGGCTTTCCTGTGTGTGGGGGAGCTGCCACCAGTAGATCGTTCGGTACTCGAACCCCTTATTGAGAGTCGTGACCCGGTTGTAGATGTACTGCTCGTCGATACCGTGGTTCCCTGTCCCACCTTTGAACGCGGCGAGCCGATGGCCGGCGTCTCGTGATTGTGACCAAGGGAATCGGCCGGTGCGGTCAACGTTCCAATGCGAAACGTCGTAACCGTCCAAGCGCCACGCATCGGGTGTCATGCCATCGTCTCCATTGTCACGACACACACACACTCAAAGAACGACTTGTCCCCCGTCGACGGGTCCGTTGACCAATGCGTCGGCCCGTCTATCTCGACAGTGTCGATCCGTACCGTGTCCGAATGCCCACCTTCGGTGTAGGTCACAAGCCCCGAACGCGCGGCGGTGAGGATCGCCTGGTACTCGGTCCACGAATCCACCATCATTTCGGCACCGTTCGTGTCATCAACGATCTGGCGGAGAATGAACGGGGCGACAATGATCTCGTAACGACGCGGGATGGGAGCGGACCGACATATCCACCGCCGTAGCTGCGGGCCGGTTGTGGTGGCGGTCGCCCGGTACAAGATGAACTCGAGATAGAACGCGTCGGACGACAGTCCTTGCCCGTCGTAGGGGTTCGTGGGCCCGTACGAGGCTGCCGTGGATGATGTCCCTAACGTGGTCCCAGAGGTCGCTTCAACGGGGAACAGGTTCACGGCGACGGACGCGCCGGTGGGGAGCGCGTCGTGACGGAAATCGACATCGACCGCGGCTTTCGGGCCGAGGAATCCGTACTGCAACTCCCCGGTGTACAAAAGGCCGGCCGATACTTTGTTCGACGAGGATTTGTAGACGGTTGAGGTAGCAGCCGCCACAGAAAAAAACGTGAGGCCACCCGAAAACGCGACCCCCACGACAGCGCCCTGATCAGTGGCTAGGAGATCAGAAGCGTACGCTGGTTGGAGCGGGCCACGCCAAAAGTTCGAGAGATCAATCCGGCCGAGCCCGGTCTGCGTCCCGTTGTAGTTCGACCACCCGAAGTACACGAATTTCCCGGATGGAGCCAACGCGTACACGTTTGAGGGTTGCCGGTTCCCGGTGTCGTTCGAGCCGACCACCGGGCCGTAAGTGACGTTCCCTGACGTGTCGATCGTCGCGACCCGCAACCCGAGAGTTGTCCCCAACATAAGGAACCCGCCGTAATACAACATGCGGTTCGGGCGTTCCAACGTCGACAACGCGGCAGCCGGGTAGACCGGTGTTTTCAACGCTCCGGTCGATGCGTCGAACTCGATTCGATACAACCCCCCGTACGTGTCCCCCGTCGTGGTGGACCCACCGCCCCCGGCGACAAGAATGAACCCTGGGACCGCCGCAGCGGAACGCCAACTCCATCCCGCGGTGGTGGGGATCGTCGCCGCGGTGAACGTCGTCAACGTCGCCCCGGCAGCCGAATACTCGTAGAGCGCGATCCCGTTCCCGGCGATCACCCGACCGTGGCAGACAGCGACGAAATCGTGGGCGGAGTTCACGAAATCCGCGGCGGTTGTGGTCGCGATCGTGAACGTCCGAAGTTTCGACGCGCCCGCCACGTACACAACCTCACCGTCAGCCGCGAGACGCGAGATAGCGCCCGCGCCCGTCGCGTAACCGGTGGTCACCCCGTTTGATGGGTCGTACACGTTGATCGTCCCCGACGTACCAGACGCGTACACGACGTACCGGCCGGCTTGGATCAGTTCACCGTTCGACGCGAGATTCGTTGAATGCGACGCGACCGCGGGCAGCAAAGATAGATACCCTTTGCGCCACGGATCGATCCCCGTCGACTCGTGGAACGATGACCGGTTCGAGTTCGGGGTCGGGTCAAAGAAACGTTCCCCTGACCCATCCGAGAAATCAACTTGGCTACGTCGCCACACCGCGTTCGATGCGAGCGCCCCGTCACCCGGTTCTTCCGACGAGTTAAACGACTGCCGCAACGCCGACTCGAGGCCACGCTTATATTTCGAGAGATCCAACGTATAGGAACGGCCATTCAACGTGACCCCGGTGGTAGTCATCAGAACCGGTCCGGGTAAGCCCGTTTGAGTTTGCGTTGCTCCGCGTCGAGACGCGCCAGGTAGAACCCGCGGAGCTGCGCCGCGGCTTGAAGTTGCGCGCCACCCGACACTTCGGCGGCGTCCCGCGGTTGCCCGGCTGTGCCCATGTCGGAGCGTTGAACCTCTGAGGTCGCCAACAAACGGATCACCGCGCCCAACACGGCGACATCCACCATCGACGGCGCGAGCCCGCACGACTCGACAAGGTCAGTGGTGTCAGTGAAGGTTTCCACGTCGAACGGCATCGCCCACACAACCCGCACCGAACCCGCCGATGTGGTTTGAGCGCTCCAAGTAGCCGGGGCGCTGGTCGGTTCTAGGAATTCGATCGCTTCCCCCGAAGGGAACGACGCGAGATCCATGCCTTGCATCCACCGCCACTCCACCTCCGGGTACTGGGTGGATGAAGCCGTCGATTTCAAGTAACGAGCAGCGGCGGGACCGAACGACCCGACCGCGTCGCCGCCAACGTCAACAGTCCCCGGCCACGAATCGACCGTGTAATCCACGGCGACGGGTTGGAACAGATCGGGTTGCCACCCCAAAATCTCGTCTCGGATCGCGTCCGCGATAAACGCGTCAGGGAACCTCGAGTTCACTCCCACCCGAGCTCCCGAAGTGTGAGCGGCGGCGGTCGTGCCGTATTCACCTCTCGCTACCGTCAACGTTTGGGTGGTGGTAGTGGCAGTGTTGGTGTACGCCCACATCAATTCGCGGTCGATCGAAAGGTACGACGGGACGGGGACAGTGACCCCTTCCGAAGTTCCCAGGGTGAGAGACACGGTTGTCGTTGTGGCGTCGAGAGTGGTCCCGAGGATGTTGCGGACGGGTCGGAGCCGGCCGTACGCGATTCGGCGTACGTCAGCGACCGCTTTCGAGACGGGGAAACTCACGTCGATGCCCGTTCAAGTTTGCGGCGCTGCTGCCGATTCAACGCAACAGGTGGTTCCTCAACGGGGGGTTGGAGGGGGATGATCTGCCCGTTGCGTTTCCCGACCGCACGAGCCAACACCGCAGGCTCACCGACCGCTTCAACCATCGACCGGAACGCGTAGAAATCCGTCGAGTCGATAATCCACGTCTTCACATGCGGAGCTTCCACCGATGTCAACACGTAGATCGGGAACCCCAAACGGCGGGCCGAGAGACAGAAAAACACGTCCTCACCGAACTCGGCTTGGTCCCGCATCCCCTCCGCGAACCACGTCGCTTTCGGGCGGGCCTCCCCATACGCGTCGCGCATCGCTTCGAACACGCCCCGATGCACCAGCAGACACGCCGCGCCCGTCGCGTCAACCTCGACCGCTTCACCAGGGGTCCAGTCAATGATTTTCTCGAAACCGACCTGGCCCTCCACAATGTGTTTACGCATCATGACCGGCATCACCGCGCCCCCCGCCCCACCCGACATGCACAGGGCTCCCACAATCGGTGCTTGCACCGGGTCAGCGAACGACAACATGCGTTCCAACACGTCAGGAGTGAACGTGTGATCCGTGTCCAACATCCACAACCATTCCGCGTCGCACTTATCAAGGAACCTCTCGACGATCTGATTCCTCGCGGAAGCGATACGCGGACCTGATTCCATTTCGAGGAACCCGCCACCAGTATCGAAATCGAGACGGCCACGAAACCGGGGATCCAACATCAGTTTCCACATGCACTGCACCATCGCCGAATGCATGTAGCCATCCGACATGACCGCGAGCGTGACCGCACCCAACTTTGTTTTCATGCTGGTTCCCTCCCCCTTATCGGAAGTAGCGGCCGGTCTGTCAGGGGGGGTACAGACCGGCCGCTACAACCATTTAGGTCAGAGCCGAGAACCGCGCCGCGTGGCGTTGCATCTCGAACTGCAACGTGCGCTCCCCGACGATCTCACCCTTGAACGAGTCGCCGGTCTTGGCGAGCATTTCAAAGAACGTCGGGCGAAGCACCCGTTGCACAGCCTGATCCCTAGCGAAAATGAACAGGTCAGCGGTCTTGCACCAACGATCAAGGACTGCTCGCACCGGACCGAAATCCGACATGAACGTTTCAACCATCGTGCCTCGCTGCCCGTCATCACGAACCACTTGGATCGTTCCACCGGTCGTGAACCCGGACATGAGCTTCTTGTTCTTCGAGCCCATCACCAACGTGTCCGGGGAACCACCAGCATCGAAACATGCTTGGATCTGGGTCAGCAACGCTGCCTCAGTCAAAGTGGTGGTGGTCGTGTCCACGTTCGTGGAAATGAAGTTCTTGAACCCCGCGGCGAGACGCTTCGGAGCGGACGCGGTGGTCGTGTTCAACGGGACGCCGTACATGAGGGTCTTGTTCCACACGATCGCGACTTCCTTGTATTTCTTCGCGATCTGGTAATCCCACTCATCCGCGACCCCGTACTTCGAGACCGCCCGCTCAGTACCGGTGACCTTCACGGCTTCTTGGATGATCTGCGTGAAGTTCGACCGGCCGACACGATCCACGAACCGCGGGTCGGCCGGGTCCTGGCCTTCAGCGCCGGCCTGACCGATCGCTTCGAACGTTTGACCGTTCCCGATGGTTTGCGCCGTCGAAGACGCGTAACCGCGGGTGATGAGCAGCGTGTCAGCGGTAGTGCCGTACCCGGTCACGTAGATGTACTCGACACCGGTCGACTGGTTCACGAGCACGTCACCGGTCTTCAATCGGCCCTGGGTGCCGGTAGCGACCGTGAGCACAGCTTCAGCGGTCGTTGCGGTCGCGGCGGTCGTGACGAACGGCAGGTTGAGCACGTCGTCCATCCACTCAACCTTGATCGCGTGGCACGGAGACGACGGCAACAGCATCGTCAAAGCGACATCGTAAGGATCCAACAGTTCGATCATCGGGTCCATGTCGAGCATCACGCCGACAGTGAGCGCACCCGTTGTTGCGGCCTGGTTATAGATAGTCATCGGTTAACTCCTGGGGGTGGGGCCTTGCGGGCCGTTTCGTGTTTGCGGCGTTCCGACTCCCCCCACTTTTTGATCGGGATTTCTTGGAGTCGTGCGTCGAGGTACGGCACCCCGCGTTCGTCTTTCGCTATCCCTCGTTCCCAAGAGTTCTTCGGTTCCCGCGGTTTCCCCACGTCCTTACGTCTGGTGGGTGTAGCGGCGGGAGAGAACTGCAACGACCCCAACTTGCAAGCGAAGCAGCCCTCCACGAACTGTTCGTGTTCGTGGCTCACGGCCGGTTCCGACCAACGATCACTCGCTGATCCCCCGCGTCTGCCGCGGTGCGGAGCCTGTGAACCGCTATGGCCATCCCATCGGTTTGGGTGCCGTTGCGTTCCATCACCTTGCGGCCCTCCGCGATAGCGGATTCGTACGGGTCCGGGCTCGAATCCAACGGGGGCGCTGATTGCCCTTGCTGGGCGAGGGCTTGCCGATTCTCCGCTGCTTGCTGTTCGGCGGGGGTTAACACGTTCTCGGGGGTTTGAGCGGGGGGAACGATTTTCTCCCACGCTTCCTTGATGGCTTCCGAGGTCAAATCACCCTTGTAAGCATCGGCGAACAGACTGCCGATCGGTGATTTCGTGTCGACACCAGCTTCGAGAAGCGCCGACTTGCGTTCTACCTCCGCCAATCTGGCGTTAGCGGTAGCAAGTTGGTCGCGTAGATCACGGCCGGTTGGTCCTTTAGCCGGTTCTGGTTCTTGTTCGGCGTCGGGCCACACGTCTTCTTCGCTCATTGGACTCTCTCCTGGTCACGTCGGGATGTTGAATGGACATCCGCGTGAGTGGCGAGAAAGCAGACACGCGGCCCCAGCTCGCTACCGGGGGTGTCCTCCCCGATGACGTTCGGGGGCAACGGCTTGAGTGACCCAGCACACGACCCGTATCGAGGGTCGGCCGAATCTCGCTAACCCTGACTGTATCCCACAATGTGGGACATGTCAAGAATGGGAACCAATACCAACAGTCCGTTCGGAACCGACTACAGGCCGATCGCGCCGGTGGTCACCGACCCCAACGCCGAACCCTGCGAAGAGAACTGGGACGCCCTCGAATCCAAACGGTTCTTCACCGCTTTCTGATCCGCCCCCGACGACCCAAACACCCCTCCAACCACGGTGTCCGCGGTGAGCCCAGCCAGCTTCGCGGCGTTCTCATCCAACGTCTGATACTGCAACCCCGACAGGGTCCCCGCCTGTTGCATCCCCGCGAGAACCTGCTGATCCGACAAACCCATGTCCGCCAAATCCCCCGCGAACCCTTGCGTGACATCCAACCCTTGCCGCAACCCGGACCCACCGATACGGGCCTGGGCAGCCATTTTCTCCAACGCCGGTTCCGCCTTATCCGGGTCCAAAAAGAACGCTGCCAACGCGGCGTCGCCTTGCACCCCGAACCAACGGGCGAACTCGTCCCGCACCTCTTTAGGGGCCTGGGTGACTTGCATGAACCCTTTCTCGACACGGTCAGCGACCTGAGCGACATTCGCGAACGAACCGATCAACTTCGCGAAATCGTCCGGGGTGTCATAAAAGTTTTTGGGGAGCCCCGCCCGTTGCAGGTAGTCAGCGATCTGAGATTCGGAAGCGATGTATTCCTCTTCCGACATCGGAGCCAACCCGTTCTGCCGGCGCATGTCCATCCCCGCGAACCGTTGCTTGTACTCCGGGCGGTCACGCAACGATTGAAGGATCTGGTTCGGGGTGTTGCCTTGAACGATCTGGTCCCACGCCCAATCCGCCAACGACCCGAGCCCGTACCGGTCAAGGATCCCTTTCAGGGTCGCGAACGCGTCCTTGTCCCCCGACCCCGAGCTCGAACCCGGACCGCTGGTACCGCCAGGTCCGCTCCCAGGAGCACCACCGTTCCCTTGCCCAAACCCGCCGCTACCACCAGCGTTGTACCCCCATTGCGATTGAAGGTACGACGGGTCCGCGGTCCCGGTGACCGGCCCGACCGGTTGGAACGGGATCCCCAACGACTCGGCGTACTGCTTCGCGTTTGCCTCCGGCATGTAAACAGACGTGATCCCGTTCGGGGTGTTAAACGCGTACTGCCATTGAACGATCCCGTTGGAATCCGTGAACTTCCCGGTCTGGGACACGATCCCGTATTTGTCGCCGTAGTTCGACCCTTGAGTGGGAACAAACCCGCCGTCAGGGGTGGCGGCGAACTGGCCGGTGGTCGTGTTGTACGTCCCCGTAGGAGCCGCGGGGGCCGGCGCTGCGGGTGTTGTCCCTTGTTGGTCCGCGACGTACTGGTTGATCGACGCCTTCTGTTCCGGTGTCGCGTTGTTGTACGCGTGTAGGAACGCAGCGACTTCTTCCGGTGTCGGCTCAGCCATTACGCGACCGCCCCGAATTTACGCGACAAGAACTCGGTCACGTCAGACGCCGTTTGTTGAGCGTTCTGGGTTTGCTTCCACTCGGGCAACGTTCTCACCTTCTGCTGAAACTCGGAGATCGTCATCGGCCGCGGTCCCTTATCGCCGGGGACTTGGAGCACATCCGAGAAACGGGGATCATTGAAAAGATTGATCGACGCGTCCGGGACATCCAACAGTTTCGCCGCCTCGCTTTGGTAGGGCGCGAAGAACTGTTGCGGGGTGATCCCCTGATCGATCACCCCCGCCAGGGACGGGTACTTACCTTTCGCCTGGTTAATCATCATGGCCTGCAACCCTTGTTGGGTGAGTTTCCCATCCAACATCGCGAAGCTGTACTCCTGCGCCTGCGGATCGGAGATTGAGATCCCGTACTGTGCGCCCAACTGTTTCACCGCGGCGATATTCGCGGCCATCTGCCCACGCGGCGCGGACGTGGCAGTCGGGTCTTTCTTCATCTCCCCTAGGAGAGCGTCGTTGAGTTGGGCGTCGGACCACCCGAACGAGAGCGCTTCCCACGCGATCGTCTTGAGTGTGGCCGGGTCGATGTTCGCGCCCATCGCCGCGGCCTGATCCGAGATCGACGCCTGTTTCTGGGCGATCATCCGCTGCGCCGTCGCCGGATCCGATGAAGCGATCCCTTGGAACTGGCGTACCGAATCGGTAGTGGTTTTCCACCAAGTCGTGTTCGCTATCCGTGCTTGGACCTGAGCGGGTGTCTGTCCTTTGCGGGCTGCGTCAACAAGGATCGCGCCGACCTCGGGGACGTTGAGGTAACCGGCGGCGTACCCATAGTTCGCGGCGATGTAATCCTTGATTTCGTCGTCGGTCATGTTGTTGAGCGCGGTGGAACCAGGCGTGATACCCCCTGTCTGCTGCGGTGAAGAGGGACCTGAGCTTCCGTTGAACGCTTTCATCCACGACGACACGTAACTACGCGGCGTCGCCGTGTTCCCATACTCGGGTGCGGGGACCGTGTCCCACTCGGAGCCTTTCGGGACGTGCCCGATGTACCAGACAGCGGGGACAGCTTCAGCGTCCCACCCGTTCGATTGGAGGATGTTACGGACATACGCTGTAGCCACCTTGTCTTGGAGTTCGGGCGGGGCGGACATCGCGGTCGGGTACTGGCTGGTGTCGACCCCCGCGGCTTTCGCCATTGACCGCCAGGTGGAGTCGATGAACTGGTACGCACCCGACGCTGAGCCTTTCTTGGCGTGCGCGGTGTAGTTGTTGTTCGATTCGCGTTTACGGATCGTCGCGAGGATTTGTGGGATGTTCGCTTCGGAGACTTTCGTTGTCATGCCGAGCTCCCTGTCAACCCGCCGAGCATCTGTTGGAACGCTCCGAACACACCCAAGAAGTTGTTACCTACCGCTTCCTGCGGAGCGTGGGCTTGCAACACATCCTGAGCGATCTGAGACGGCGAAGCCGCCTGCACACCCGTCTGATAACCCGCCGTGTCAGAAGCAGTGAACTGGGCTGCCATCTGTTTGTTGACCGCGGCCATCACCAGCCGTTCCTCTTCCGGTGTCGCCCGTCGCCCCAGGATTTGGGTGGCGACCGCGTCGGTTGTGGCTGCTATCTCCTGCGGTGAGATCGTCGGAGGGGTATGCGCCCCACCCGCGCCCGGGGTGAGGCTGTGCGCCCCCGTAGCGCCCGCCGCTGACCTTGACGCCAACACCTGATCCACCGAGACAAGCTGGCCGGCCGCGTTCAATCGTTGGGTGTCCATCAACAAATGAGTCCACGCCGTCGCTGTATCCCCATCGGCCGCGCCCCACTGGATATCGGTGGCTTTCGTCGAGTTCGAGTAGAACCCTGCTTGGAAGAGAGCGCCTTGAACCATCGCCAACTCTTGAGGATTCATCCCGTACAGCCGACGCATCTGATCGTCAACCGTTGACGTTTGCTGTGTTTCCAGATGGTACGAACCGTCCGGGCCTTGCACCCATTTCGACGGGATGAACCCGCCTGACACGTCGCCTTGCGCGCCGCGTGTCGCGACGGGTGCGCCTAACGGGCCGAGCTGGTCGATCCCACCCAACCCTGCGCCGATAGCGGCCGGGTCGAATGTTTTGGGGGGTGGGGTCCACTGGTTGGAAACGAGGATCGCTTCGTCACCGGAGAGCCCACCGAGATAGTTCGAGTTGTACGAGGTCGCCGTTGACTGGCCTTGCCCTTGCGCTGCGCCGGCCTGCGCGTACTTCCCCAACGTCGGGGGAAGATTCGACGGGGACGACCCCCCCTGGGTGGGTGCGCCGACAACGGTGTGTTCCCCGAGCACGGCGATCTGCCCGGACGCGGTGTGAGGCAACGCCCCCTCAGCGATCCCCCCCGGACCGGCCGGAGCCTGAGCGGCTTGCGCTTGGAGTTTCGCTGTCCCCTCTTCGTTGGCCATCCACTGGTGAGCCTTAGGGTCCCCCGAAGCGTCAGGGACCGCTTTCGACGGATCGTTCGGGTCCTGTTTCGCCCAACCACCCCGGATGAGAGTCTTACCGTCAGAAGCGACTTTCGCGGTCCACTGGAACGGACCCCCAAAATCGCCTTTCCCGTTCCCAGCGAACTTCGCCAACCCGAGAACCGAACCATCCTCGTTCTTGACAGTGAACTCTTCACCCGCCTTCGATTTCTTCGGGAGTTGCATCGACCCATCCGCGTAAAGGGTCACCTGACCCAACGGGCCGTCCTTCGCTACCCCCGCGTTCTTCTTCTTCGCCCCCGACGCCGCCGCCGTATCACCAGTACGCGACATCCCCGTCCTCAACGCCTGAATGACGCGTTGATCGGACGGCGAGTAGTTCTTGATTCTCGTCTCGAACTCGCGGTCCGATAAACCGGCGATCGTCCCCAACTCGGAGAACCCTGTGACCGCCCGTCGTTTCTCGCTAACCGACAGACCCGAACCCGAAACGAGGCTCGTGATATAGGTAGGGGTCGCTTCGGTCATACTGCTACCTGCCCGTAATCCAAGGGGTTGAGCGCGACCGGGTCGTTCTCCAACCAGCGGTTATACATCGCCGAGAAATCCGTCGACTGCTCCTTGAGTTGCGTGACCATCGCCTGCCACGCCCCATACAAATCGGCGTTCGCTTTCGCGGTGAGCGTCGACGGCAACCCTGCCTGCTGCCGTCTGGCTAGTTCCGCGGTCACCTCATCCCGCACCGTCAAATACTCGGACAGATAGTGAAGCTCGGGACGTTTCTTCCCGTCGATCAACCCCGAATTCAAGGTCGCTTTGAACCCGTCAATCTGCCGTTGAAACTTCGAGTCGTCCCGAGTGTTGTAATCCTGCCACCACGCCGGGTACCGCTGCCCGATATCCGCCTTCGCGCCACGTTTCGCGGCTTGAAGATCGGCGTTGCGTTTGTCGTTGATGTCCCCCGACCCCCCCAACTGGGCTCGGGAAATCAGCTCAGCGTCAATCAAATCTTGGACCCGACCGAACTCATCCCACCCTTTCGAGGTTTGCACATCCTTAAACGAATCCAGTGGGGACATCACTTTGCGTTGCCCAGTGTTCAACTCCCACTGATACACCGCGTGCGAAAACTTTTGTCCCTCACCCGTCCCCTGAACCCCAGCAATGAACGACGCAACCTCCGGGTACGCGGACATCAACCCACCCAACTTCTTTGACGCCTGGTAGGCGGCTTCGGTGGCGGGTAGCCCGTTCACGGATTTCGTGACCTTTGACGTGAGCCAATACATCGCGTCGGCGTACTGGGAGGCTTTCGGGTCCTGGGAGATTTTCGCGGCGACCTCGGCTTCCTGTTCAGGGGTTAGGCGTGTCGCTTCGAGCCCGTCGCCGTGGACCTTGTCGTACAGCTTCATGAACTCCGCGCCCATCTGATCCCAGAAGATCTGTTGAGCGTCCTGCGGGTGCGCGGCGGCGATCTGCTGGTAATGCTCGATCTGCAACTGGAACGGGGACAGCACCGACAACTGACCGGGGGAGAACATGTTCGCGACTCGCGTCAGGCTGTAGAGGGCGTGGGCTTCCTTCTTGGATTGCGCGACCCACTTATCGACCGCTTGCTGATCCTGAAAATTGACTTGGGGTTCCTCCCCCAACGTCATCTTCGCGAGGGAGGCGCGTTGCACCAGCGCGGTAGCGGCGAGAAACGCCCGAGACGACTCATCCCCACCAACCGCCCGGACAGTCTTAAACAAGGTCGGGTCGAACACGCCACCCACCCCGAGCCCAGTGTTCGGGCCGTACGGGATGATCGTTTTGAACGCTTCCTCCAAATCGGGTTGATGCTCCACAACCTTCGACGCGGCGTACTGGATGATCGGACCGAACCCGATCCCGTTCCCAGTTATCATGTTCAACGAGTTCTTATCAATCGACAAGAACCCGGCGTCCTTGAACGCGTTCCGGAACATGGGGGAATGGTTCACTAACCCTTTCGCGAAGTCAGGGATACGGAACCGGAGGGTGTGATTCCCGTCCTGATCCTTCGCTGAGACAATCGAATCATTCAACCCCGCCCACGCTTGGGTGACATGCCGGGCGAACACAGGGTTATCAATCGAGATCCGAGCGAACCGTTCGATCGCGTCCTGCGTCGCGGGGAGGAACGGGACCATGTTCCGCAGGATGGCGTGAAGATCGGTTTGGTCGGCGTAGCTGTAAAAGTTGCGGTGAACCTCATGTAACGCTGCTCCGCGTGCGCTGTGCTCGATCGCGGACATTTCGTCTTCGGTGAGTTTGTGACCCAACCCGAGCGCGGCGATCCGGTTCTTCATTTCCGCTCGGTACGTCATCGAGAACGCGGGGATCCGAGACAGTTCGGAGGTGGGTCGGGCGTTCATGTGGAGGAACACTTTGTCGATCGCGTCTTTCAACCCGATCTGAGACTTCGATTTCCCCAGCCCTTGCATGACGGCTTCGGCATGGAACGGAGGGAGCTGTGAGGGGTCGTCGACGGTGGAGCGATAGAACTTCGCGGTGACCTTCCCATCCAACGCGGCGTCAGCGATCGCTTTGTTTCCCATCGTGTACGTGTTGATCTGATCGGCTACCTGATCGGCGTACTGCTTCGCGTACCAGTACTCCCCGACATGATCCGCTTTGAACGGGATGTCAGCCATGTACGCCTGACCCTCCGGGTCGTAAGCGAGCCACATCGCTACCTCACCGGGGGTTTCACCTTTCAACAGTTTCCGGCCCATGAAATCCTGGCCGTACTGGAAATTGAGGACCCGTTCGATCGCGTCGTCGTATTCCGAGTCCATCGCGGTCGCGGCTTTCCAGTTCCCGGACCCGATGATTTTCGCTTTCCACGCGTTCGTCTGATCATTCAGGACGGACACCATCGCGTGCGGGTTGTGAAGCTGCTCCAAAAGCTGCTTCGACATTTCCGGGTCGTCCGGGATCGCGGACATGATGTTGTGATCATTGAAATCGAACGCTGGGATCCCCGTCCTCGAGATCCCTGCCATCGTTTTCCCCAACAGGCCGCCCGCCACCCCACCAACGGCCGCGCCCGCGGCGTCCCCCGCGAGATAGCCGAGGGTGGAACCGGTGAGAACCCCAGCGACCCCCGCCTTGTATTTCGTGTACCTCGCGATCGCGTCGGTGTCGATACCTTTCTCCGCTAGATACGCGGCGTTCGCGATCAGGTCGGGGTTCGTGATCCCTTTCTCAGCGGCCGCTTTACGAATCGCCGCCTCGGTCGTCAACCCCAACGACTCGGCGTACCCATGCGCCAAATTCTTGATCTGCGTCCCATACACATGACCGGCGTAAATCAGATCCGACACCGAATGGATCTTCGCGAGGTTGAACATCGATTCGTCCAACATCATGTTCCGAACCACGATCCGCGGGGACAGCAACACCATCGGACGCCAGAACGACATGATCCGGTTAGCGACCTCATGCCCCCCATCGAACGTGAGATGCAGAAACGGGTTCGCTGCCTTCTGTTTCCCCCACGTCGACATCGCCCCCCGAATACCGTGCCAGTCGTTGACCAACGCGACATCGGACAGTTGGGTTTGCAGGATCGGGGAATCCAACATGTGGATCACCCCGGTATCCGGGTCCCGTACCAGACCGTACGCCTCGCCCTGATGCAACTTGAGGAAATCGTTTGCGGCCTGATGAGCGGCCGTCATGTTCTCACCCAACTGCTTCACTTCTTCAGGGGTGATCCCATTCTTCTTAGCGATCCTGGCGAGGGCGTCCTGCTGGACTTTGTTGGCGAGCTCAAACCGGGAGGTCGTGTTCCCGGCCATCCATTCCCCGCGGAGCGTGTTCCGTTCCGCTTCGGAATGCTCCCCCATGTACCGGAGCAGATTATCGAACCTCGTGTCCGAGCCGGCTTGGGTGAGATTCAAATAGTTCTGAGGGATCGGGGATGACACCACCCTGACCGCGGCGGCGAACGGGGACGACTGGAACCAGGCGGAAGAGTTCACCCCGGATTTGATGTGGGACATCAACGTGTCCACCGGTAGCCCTTTGGACGCGAGTTCACCGAACAGGGTGCCGGTGTTCCCCGACGACGCCGCGGAACCGGGGATCAGTTTGTTGATGAAGTTCATCTGGTCCTGTAGACGCTTCACCTCCGCACCCAAACCGGCGTGGGGTTCCTCGACGAGGTTGTGCAACTCGAAATTCCGCAGCGACTTGTACGGGCCAGACAGATTGTCCATGTAGCCCATTTCTGTCTGCCAGAAATCCCACCTCGATTTGAGATCGTCGCGGATCCCCTCGACGACCTTCTTCGCTGACGCGTCACCCGCCAGCATCGAGAGGTACGCGGCGCGTTGCTCGTAGTTGTCGGCGTTCACAAGGTTGTACGCGATCGTGTCCCCATTGAGAACATTCGACAATCGTTCGTCACGGAACCGTGCCGCGGTCAGGTTCCGAGCGTCGACTTCCTGAGGGGTGAGAACCGGTGCTTCCCTCAACCGGACGATCCCAGGTTCATCAGCGAGTTTCTTCGCTACCCTCGTATCCTCAGCGGCAGGGAAGATCGCGCGGTTCTTCGCTAGCTCAGTGTCGAGATGATCCGAGATTTTGCGGACAGCCCCGTTCACCGAGGCGACCTGCATCGCTTTCTCCGCCGACCCGTAAGCCTCCGGCGTGAACCGCGCCATCTTCGACCACTCCGAGATTTTCCCCGCCGCGATCTGTGTCGGATCGGCACGCCAGTTGACGAGGGCGTCCATCGCGCCGGTCGCCATGTTGTACCAATCCGAGTTCACGGTTTTCGTGATCTGCACCTGGTCAAACACGTCGTCCGTGTTCAACATTTGCGCCATCGCCTGCCCCGGTGACGTGTGCTCCGCCATCCCATACGCCGTCTGCCAATTATCCAAATGCAGAAACTTCGCCCACGCCCCCCACCCATGAGTCGACGCGCCCTTCCACTGGGAACCATCCGACCCGAGAATGATGAACGTCGACAACGGCTGAGACACCAGATTCGAGTAAGCCCACCGCATCGCGTCCATACCCCACGACACCGGTTTCGTCACCAAACTCGTCACATCACCAACCGCGTGCGCGACATGCCCCAGGAACGAACCACCATTCGAGGAACGCAACGTTTGCTCACCGACCTGTTGAACCGCTTGTGACTGGCCAGCGATTCTCGACCCCGCCCAATCCGAACGGAACTGCGTGAAATCCTCACCCGTCATCGGGGTAGACGCGGCTTGCGCCATAAACCCATACCGGCCCACCACATCAGACGCCGTTTTGTTCTGATACGCGGAAGGCAACGGGAGCCCTTGAGCCGCGATCGGTGGACCACCCTGCAAAACGGTGTTCACCACCGGTTGGTAGTCGGCGTACGTGTTGATCCCACCGGTCACCCGGTCCAACGCCGCGACACGATCCAAAATCCCCATCTACTTGAACCTCGCCCTAGGACCGATACTTCTGGGCCGCATGTCCTGCACCTGGGAGGGATCCAACTTCGCTTCCGGGTTGAACCGGATCCCACCAGGCGGAGCCGCACCCACCCACCCGACATTCATCGACGGAGGCGGCGGCTGAGGACCACCCGATGACTGTTGCACCAACGCCGCCTGAGTGACCTGCGGGTTCACCGAACCCCGAATCCGACGCACCAACTGGCGGAGCTCCGACGACCCGCCATCACCATTAGCGGCTGCTTCCAACGTGGGGAGGTAACGGGCAAGCATCCAATCATCCGACGCGGGAGGCACAAACGTCCGCGGATCCGGCAACGCGGACGGTCCGGGACCCATACCCATCGGGATCCCATGAGTCGGAGGGGCCTGCGGGTTATCAGACGGTTGCGTAAACAACCCTTCGACGGCCGGCATGTTCCGCATCGCGTCCATCGCTGACGCCTCCCCCTGCGGAGGAAGACCTGCGGTTGGGAGCGGGACGGCTTGTTGCTGCTGTTGAAGCGCGCCCGCTTGCCCGTACGGGAGCCCAGTCGGGACTCTCACCGGCTGCTTCTTCGCCCTAGGCATCAACGCACCGGAGCCGGTTGACGGAGAGCGTGAAACGCCGCCTGCAAATTCTGCAACGAATCAGGCGGCGGACCAATCGTCGGAGGCGGCTGAGACTCAACCCCCTGCCCCGGCAACGACAAACCAGGCTGCGTCTCCGGAGCGGCCCCCTGCCCCGGACCCGGAGGCGGAGCTTGAGACGCCTGACGTTCCTGCGCCTCTTTCTGCGCCTGCTGAATCGCTTCAATCATCGACCGCCCCCCCGACACCAACTCGTACACACGAGCCGCATCCGAAATCGGTATCGAACCCGTAGCGGTCTGCTGCTCATAAGCCGACTCGATCGCTTTCTGCAACCCCTCAACCTGCAACTGATGCATCTCCGCCTCAGCGTCACCAATCCAAGGGTGAACAGTCATCGCCCGCCGCAACGACATCATCCCCGCCCCCACCATCTGAGCGGTCCCCACCGTCACCTGGCTCTCATCCGCACCGGGGAACGGGAACATCACCGACACCGCGTCCGAATCGAAATCCTCGTTCGGGGTGAACGTCACCTCATCCATATCCCCCGAGTTCCGCGAATACAGAGAAATCTTCTTCGACCCGAACCACGCCTTCTGGGCGTTCACCCAATGCCTCGAGATTTGCTCCAACGTCACCTCAGCGACCTGATGCATCTCAGCGATACGCGGGTCGACCGACATCCCCGCCAACGAATTCACCGTCTGCCCAGACCGAAGAGAACCCGTCAACTCGCCGTTGAACATCCCAGGATCCCCCGAGATCATCCGACCCGCCCGTTCCAGGTTCGACATGATCGTCTGCGTCGACGGACCCACGTTGCGTTGCAGCAACCCGACCGCGGAACCCTCAATCAAGTTGATATTCCCCGTCGCGCCACGCTGCCATTTCCCGTTCATCTTCGGGAGCTGCCCGTCCCGGCCGATCGCGTACATGTCAGGGAACACGGCGTCCTCCGCCGCGATTGTTTCCAACGACGTGATCTTGTCCAACCAACCGGCGATCGGGAGCAGTTTGAACACCGACGCCTGAATCCGATCCAACGTCACCGCCGAACCCACCGCGATCGGCGCGACCCCCAAACGATTAGCGTCCTGCGACAACAAAGTCCCCGGACCCGAATCGCCGCCCACATAATACTTCGCGTACTGGGCGTTAGCGGTGCCGATCAACCCGACCGCGATCTGATCACCGTCAATCCATTCAACAACCTCAATCATGTTCCCCGACAAGGTTTGCTGCTTCCAATACGACCCGAGATCATTCCCATCGAAGTCATACCGGTATTTCGACGCCATCCACGACGCCGTCTGCAAATACACAAACGCCACGTTCTCCGGGGGGCACACATCCTCCGCTGCCCGCGGATCCGTGTACGTCCCCAACGGGTCGCGTAACGCGTAGCGGGCGAGGCCACGTTTGAAATCGGGTTGCACAATCATCGCCCCCGTCCCGTACCCCGAGTAATGCCGGTAGTAGCGGCGGAGAATCATCGGCATCTTCGACTCGGACCACCCAGCCGCGATCGCGCGTTGACGGGTCGCTGCCCGTTTCACCGCGCCCTTCAACGTCTGATCCGTCGCGGGACAAAAAATCTGCGCCGACTGAGACGCCGCGCGTAGAGCGTTGTTATCAATCGCGGACGAAACAAGTGCCGGTGAGAGTCCTTGGGTTTCGGGGGAACCTTTCACTTCGGGGAGCGGAATGATGTAATCACCGTTGTACTGCTGTTTCACGGCTTGCATCTGTCGTTTCCACGGCGCGTCCGAAGCGCGGCGGGACGTGACGATCTGGCAGATTTCCTCCCACGTCAACCAAGAAGTAGGGCTGTATTCGGGCATCAGATCACCTCCGGGCGTCGACGCGCGGCGGGAGCGTTGTAAACCAGGAAACCCATGTGGACCCCTCCGGTAGCAGCAGCGGGTGAGCCAGTGAGCTCGGAGTGAATATCGAACTGGTCACCGCGAGCGAACGAGACATCAGCCGTTACGTTCTGAGTGGTCGCTGCCCCAGTGATCGTCGGGTTCAGCGCCGTGTCACCCGCGTTTTTCCTCACCGTGAACTTGCGGGTCGTGACCCCACCGGGCGCGGTCACCAGCGAAACATAAAAGTTCTTCAAGGTCTGCGGACCGATGAACCCTTTAACGTTCGCTTCGGTGGCGTTCCATCCGTTAGCCCCCGCCAGGAACCCTTGCTCAGTGTTCGTAGCCGAAGCGGACGGGACCGCGCTATTCCCGAAAGAGAACCACGACTCCCCGTCCACGGTCGGGGTGAACAGGCAGGACCACCAGAACGAACGAGCCGCGGGGGTGGAAGCGGGAACACATTTCAACGCCAGTTTATCCCCAGCCGCGACCGTGAACGAATGGGTCAGATCAGAGTTATCGGTTTGACTCGACCCGGAGATCGCGCACGTCAACGCCGTATCCCCACCGTCGCGGACCGTGAACGTGTACGACGCCCCCGTATTCGCCGCGCCGGAAGCGTGAACATAAAGATTCGAGATCGTCCCCCCGGTCGGGCAGATACCTTGAACGTTGGTTTCGGTCGCGGTCCATGACGTGATCGCGGGGCCTTGGAGATTCGTGTAGTTCGTAGCCGAGTTCGAGGGGGTGTTGCCGTTACCGCCGATGATGATTTGCCCGGCCGCGTTGACTTCCATATCCCAGTAGTAGATCCCCGGCGCGGTTGGGGTGCCGGTGGGAACCACCGCGATTGAGATCAGATCGCCCGGTTGGAAAGCGAACGAGTTCGTCGAATCCACCGCGGAAACCGCGGTGTCCGCGATGGTGACAGACACCCCCGTCGCAGCCCCGTTCTTGTGTACGCTGTAAAACCACGACTTCCCGGAGCTGGGAGCAACGTCGTGTGTCACCGCGAAGTTCCTGATCGTCCCGGCGACCGGCATCGGGATTTGGCGGATCGCTTCGGTCGATGAAGGCGTAGCGACATTCGACCCTGCCGGATAGATGTAGTTCGTCGCTGACGTTGACGCGGCCGTGGTTTGCGTACCGAAGAACAAAGATTTCATGCGGCGTCCACCATGTAGTAGACGGTGACCACCATCTCAAGAAGCGTCCCTGACGCTGCCGATGTGGTAAACCACAACATCTCGTCAGCGGCGAGCGTCGCGTCGTTGAACGTGACAAGTTCCGTACCGGTGGTCGTCGACGTGATCGCTTGATCGGAACTGAACAGGTTCGTTCCAGCCGCGGAACGATCAAGGCCGTGAGGCAAATTGAACGTGACAGACGGGCTCGACGACCCTCGGACAACGGCGTGAACTTTCGTGATCGTGATCGCGTCGTCGCAATGCATGATCGAAATGTTCTCTGCGTTCGTTGGGACCGCAACAGTGAGCGTCTTGGACCGCAACCCGGGAGCGGTAAGCGTCCCACTGTTCGCCGAAAGGGAAACAGGAGTGTCCCACCCGACCTTGAAGTTCGGGCCGATCAAACAATTCACTGTCGCCGTTGAATCCTGGTTCGTTACCAGAATGGGATCCGATGTCCCCGGGTGGGTTGTGCCATGCAGCCCGTTACCAGTGATAACGATCTCACCGGTATGGTTCGTGCCCGCCCCGACACGGATCCCCCGGATAAACGAAGCGGCGTCCGCCGCGGTCGAATACTTGACGACGTTCCCAACGATCGAGATCGGTCCCTGCGACGAGATCCACCCCAGGGTGCCGTCACCGAACGCTATCCCCGAGTAGTTCCCCGGTGTGGTGGAGTTCCCGAATGTTTCGATGTAGTTCCCGATGACCCGCGTGTAATACCCGCGGCCACAGAAAATCCCGTTCTTCGGGATCGAGTACAGGTGGTTCCCTTGGACCAGCCACCCTTCGGATGACTCGATGCGGATCCCGTCACCAACAACGTCGTGGATGATGCAATCCATCACCCAACCGTCAGTGACTTGCGAAGCCCCCGAGTCCGCGATGTGGATCCCATGCGCCCCAGCGTGACGGATATCGCATTTGAAGATGTGGTTCTCCACCGCGGTTGTTGTGGAGAGAACCGTGGAATCCTTGCGGGTGTCGGTGAGACGGATCCCGTCACCAAACGTGTTCTGAACCAGTAGCCGAGAAATATCATTCCAGAACGTCATCGTGACCAGCCCGATACCGGACCCGGACGCCTGGTTCGCTTTGTTCCCGTCGATCCCCAAATCCTTGATGTACGTCGGGGAGTCAGCAACCGCGGCACCGGTCGTGGCGAGCCACGCTTCGGAAGCGAGAACGGCGGACAGGTTCGTGGAGTTCGCCTGTTTGATGATCGAGTTATCGCGGGTGGCCCCGACGTAATAGCGTTTCGGTTTCAAAGAAATCGTCGCGTTCACATACCATGTGCCAGCGCCGAAATAGACGGTGTCCCCAACGTTCGACGCGTTGATGACCGCTTGGATAGCGGCAGCGTCGGTAGCTCCGGTCGTGTCACCTGACGGGGGAGGGATGGTGAGGACAACGGGACCCCCGCCACGGTTCGCTGCTACCCCGATTATCCGGCCCATTACTCGGCTTTCCAGTAGACGGTTTGCGTCGTCCCAGCCGCGCCGGTGTCCTTCTTGATCGCGACAGTAAACGTCGTCCCGGACAACGCTGTGACCGACACGAACTCCGAAGACACAGACGCTTGCGTCAACACAACAGTCGGGGTCGCCCCCAAACCGTGAGTGATCGTCCCACCATCCGCGACCGACGTAGCAGCCCCGGTCGTGTACGTATGCAAACGGGCATCGTTCCCCGCCGCGACCGTCGACCCGGTGGCACCGACCTGAACAAACCCGACCGGTTTCACATATCCACCGGCCCCGTCGTCACCGCCACGGTTATGCCACACAGTAATAGGTTCAGCCATCTCTTATCCTGTCTTCGCGTATTGATGAGCCGCCCACGGCAACGCGTGGCCGGTGTTCCAGTTCTCCCCTTGCGCCTCAACATTCCGGTTTTCTTTCCACCACTTATGCGCAAACCACAAAGCCATCACGCAATCCTGGCGAAGGTTCTTCGTTGGGATATCGGGACGCCACCGCGTCAACTGATCCACCAACGGCTGCAAACGTTCCTGACAGTAAAGAGGCCCCCACGCCAACACGAGCTCACCGCGACGCATCGAGTCCGCCATCGCCGGGACACCCCACACCGGATCCGTTTTCAAGATCCCGGTCTGATGAGATTGAATCCGATAATTCCCGTACGACGCCAACTGATCGAACCGTTCGTCCCGGACGATGCCTTTCTGCATCGCGTTCTGTTCAATCACCACCGTTTTCGCCTGGTAAGTGGTTGCCATCAGGTTCGCGGCGTTGATGATCGCTTCGTTCGACCCGAGATCGAAATGGTACGCCAGATCCAAGACAACGAGACGTTGCTGGTTGTACGCACACGCGATCACCGCGCACCCACCCGAAATCGCCGGGTCCACCCCAACCACAACCCCCGTCGCCGTAGCAGGCTTGTTGTGATCCTGCGTCTTATCAAGAGCCCGTTCCACTAGCAGCTCGGAGAATGAGCCTTTCCCGGAGGCTTTCGGGTTTTGCATGTAGTTCCGCCACCACACGTCCTCACCGACAACGACTTTGGTGCGAAGCAACGCCTCGGTAGGCCATTTCTCCGGCCAGAACGACTCCCCGTTGTCATCCAACGCCGGCACCGTCACGAGATGGTCAATGAAAGCGGGGGTGGCGAGCATTTCTTCGTAGATGTCCCCCATCCCAACCCGGTTACCGATGAACACGATCGGACAGTCAGCGCCGACACGCGTATAGATGTCCTGTTTGAAGGTGTTCAGGATCTTGTCGGTCTGCGACAGGAGTTTGAAGGGTTGGATGTCGTCGCAAATCACGAGATCCCAACGGGTACCGATCATTGACCCGTCCCACCCGAACGCCGACAGCGTGTAGTCACGTTCATCGGACGCGTTCCCGAGGATCGTGAAATGATCAGACGCCCACGGCCTACCCAGTTTCTCTTGGCCGCCCTCGTAGAACGGACCCCACCGTTGCACATACGCCGAGGTGTCGGTCGTTAACCGTTTCTTGAGTTTCCCGATGATTTTCCGGCCGTGGGTCGGGGTGGACGACACAATCCCAATCCGGACGTTCGGGTTGTTTTTGATTTGTTCGCAGATCCAATCCTCAATCGTTGAGGTCTTCCCCGCTTCCGGGGGGCAGAGGATGAGGGTGATCGTGCGTTGATGCGACTGGATCGCTTTCTTGAGGGCGGCGACGATCGCTTTCTGGTGGGGTGGGGTGTCGTACCCGAAGAACTGTTTACGGAACGACGCGAACGTGAGGTCGAGCGGATCGAACCCCTCCTGGTCACCACCTGGTGAATACAAGGCGGATTCGGCGCGGCGGAACTCGATGTCTCGTTCCCGCCATTTCCGGACGGTGGGTTCGGAAAGGGGAACGATTCGGGTGCCGTGGTTCCCTACGGCTTGAAGTCGGGCTTCCCTTTTGGTGGCTCCGGCTTTGAGAGCGTCGAGGTAGCGTTGTTTCCGATCCGCCGTCTGATTTAGGGTGTGTTTGACTTCGCGTTGTTTCTCGTTGCGGAGTTTGGCGGCTTCCTGACGGACCCGGAGGGCTTCAGCGCGGGCTTGGCGTCGGCGTTCTTTCCCTTCGGCGCGGAGCGCGGCGAGGGATTCGCTCGGTGCCATCAAACCGCGCCGGGGCATTCCACAATGCGGAACGATACTGGGAACCGTTACCAAAGTCAAGACGAACTGATTGGTCCGTCAGTTGGGCAGTAGAGTCAGCGAGTACGCCCCGTATCCGATAGTAGGGTCGTGGCATGTGGGTGTTGGTAGCCGTCATCGGGTTCGCCGCGGCGTTCGCGATCACCCGCTGGTTCTACCTACACGACGAAGACGACCCCGAACACTGGTGACCTAGGAGTGTTCGCGGGCCCATTCGTAAAGGAACCAGCAGGTAACCAGACACGACACCACCAGCAACCAGCCCATTAGCGGAGGTGTTGGATCAGCCAGACGACACCGCAAAGGATCCCGATAATCACGAGCACGAAGATCAGGTCAGAGGTCGTGATATCAGCGAACATGGGTTCGAGCGTATCTGAGAATGGGAACCATCATCGGGGTATCGTACGAGGGATCGCTTGGATCGCCCACTGGGCCGCGAGTTGTGTCCGGGTCGGTTCGGGGACCTCAGCCAAACGGTCGTGGGCCTTCAAGAACTCCTGCCACCGGACAGCCCACATCTCGTGGGCCCACTTGTAGACGACCGAAGCCATACCCAGGAGACTAACCCTTGAGAATGGTTGTGAGAACCACTACCATCAAGGTTTGGGTAGGCCCCCCGGTTTTCGCCCACCGTTTCCCGGGGGAGCCACCCGTTTAGGATGGGGGCACTATGAAGGTTGAGCTCGCGAAGTTCCCTGGTTTCGTCACCATCGAGGAAACCGACAACGGGATCATCCGCCACGTCCTATCCGTCGATATGCGAGGCGTTGATGTCGGTTGGCTGGTAGCTATCCCCGCTGGGATCCCGCTAGAAGGGCCAGCCTCCCCGTTCCAACAGTTCAGCCAACGCGCCCTGGTAATCGCGAAAGCCCTCCAAGATTACGGGGCGTACGTCGAAGGGAACTACCACTTCAGGCTGTTCTGGGAAGGAGAACTCGACTCCCGAGAACTCGAGATTCTCGGCGAACAACTCCGCCCTGTCGGCCCACCCTTCAAGATCGAACCCCCGCGGTACCTGACATGACAGTCGGGGCAGCGTTAGCGGACCACATCGAAGCGAACCACCCCGGCGTCTGCCGCGCCTGCGGCGAGAACTACTTGAAGGGCGCGAAGATAACGAAGAGCATCCACGGTTTGGGGTGGGTTCACCGCACCTGCCGCATGATCCTCAAAGGACCCGAATGATCAAAGAAGGCGAGTGGTGGGTCCGCTCAAAATCCGACCCCCGATGGGACGCCAACGGCACAGGACTCCTCACGGCAGGAAGCTACCCTGACGCCGAGGACCACATCGACCGCATGACCCGCCTATACGGGACGCAACCAGCGGACCTCACCATAGGGTGGATGAAGTTCTAAGCCTCTGACCAGCCAACATTCGAAACCGAAGCATAGAAAACAGGCATCCACCACCACCACTTCCACAATGTGATAACGTGGACTCATCCGGCGAGCCGGCAAAGCAACGGCGAGTTGGAGACACATCTGAGTCTCCGCAGGAGGTCAGATGTTTGTACTGGCGGTAAACCCGTTCTAGGTCTCTAACCAGCACCTACGGGATGTACACACAAAGTACTTACAAGCGGTGTCACACACACGTATAGCGGGCTACCACATCTACGTGTGCGGGGGTGGGTCGGCACATACCCGGGTCCGGTGGCTGTAATTACGGGCGTGTGAGGGGGGTGAGCAGGTCGTTTCCGTCTCTCTGCGTGGTTTCTGGGGGTGGTGAGCTCGGTTGCCTGGTGTTGTTGGTTTGATATGGGTCGAGATACACCAAGAGTCGTGTGATACTGCCCATTATCGAACGTATCCAGGGAGAATCCGAGAGTTACTTGCAATCTGCAAGTAGATGTGCAACCTGCTCGTTGCACTTTGGTGCGGGGTGGTTGGTGGTGGTGGTGGGTTGTTTGGGGTTGGGTTGGGGTTTGTTTGGGTTTGTGTGTATTCGGGGGTTGACAGTGGTGAGTGGGGGGTTTACGGTTGGTGTTGTCAGCCGCGGTGGGCGTGGCTGGGATTGAGAGAGTTGTCATGTCGGGTTGGTATGACCAGGCGGAGCAGTGCGCTATGAACGATGCGGCGCTGTTGGATGAGGCTTACGAGGCTCAGTTGCGTGGGGATTACGGCGAGGTTGAGCGGCTTATGGGGTTGCGGGCCGAGCTGAAGGCTGGTGAGTGAGATGGAAGCTTTCTCGTTTGACCGTAAGCCTGTAACCCGTATCGAGTGGGGTGCGCCGACTGGTCGGGGTTCGTCAGTGTGCGCGGCTTGGAGGTCGTCGGCTAGCACGATGACTCGGGCCGGGTTCTCTTCCACCAAGTTTGGGAAGGGTTCGGATTGCCCTAAAGAGCTCCGAGCGTTGTATGAGGCTTGCAACCGGGCGATGTTGGCTGGTGATATCGCCGGGTTCTGGCTACCTAAAGAACTCGCCGGGAGTGAGACACCGTGGGTGATCGAGGCTGTCGACTTGCCGTTGGTTCATGGCCAGCGGGTAGCGCCGATGACTAAGGCGCGGTGTTCCACTGCCGAGGTTCGGGATCTCGTTGGGGAGTATCTGAAGGTGCCGGCAATCGTCGACCTGACCGATAAGGGACGTGTAAAGGCTCCCTCCCGAAACGGTGGGCGAGTCAAGAGGGAGCCGAAAGTGACCATATCGCGTGAGATCGAAGTGGAACGACCAGCGCCTGTAACCGCTGTCGACGCGTTCTACCCTCCCCCCGCACCAACGGTGACAGTCTCCGAGTCCGTGACGTTCCCGGACGCTCTATCGGCCTATCTGGGCAGACTGGTCTATCAGCCCAAACGTGACTACGCGGAGAAAGTGGCTAGGGCCCTGCTACTGGGTTCGGAGCTCCCCGACCGGCCCGATAAAGACTGGGCAGACGATGTTGACGTGAAAGTGCGCCGGCATCTCGGAAAGGTTCTGGTATCAGCATGAACAAGTACGAGTACCTCTACGTCCTACAGGGCGACTACGGGCAGGGATGGGAGGATCTGACCGCTAGCACGAAACGGTCAGAGGTGGTGACCGACCGCAAGGCTTACGTCGAGAACGAGGGTGGCGCTTACCGGATCATCTACAGGCGGGTTCTCCGCGAGGTTTGATGGTTCCCTATCTGCCCTCACCAGTTGGGGGTAGATGGGGAGCTCTCAAGCTCCCTAAACAAAGGATGGTGGGCAATGAACACAACACGAATCGACAAGTACCAGGATGTCATCGACAGCCGAGAGATCATCGAACGGATCACCGAGCTCGAGGCCATGCTCGAATTGAGCGAGACCGAAGACGTTGAGGACTTCGACCAGGCCGAGCTCGACACGCTCAAGGCGCTAGCCGCCGAAGCGTCCGACTACTCCGAAGACTGGGAGTACGGGGCAACCCTGATCCGGGACAGCTATTTCACGACCTACGCGCAAGAACTGGCCGACGATGTGATGCCGTCCGATGAGGCGCGGGAACTGGCCGAGGCTTGGCCGTTCCGATGCATCGACTGGGAGCAGGCGGCGCGAGAGCTCCAGATGGACTACACCGCGGTGGATTTCGATGGCGTCACCTACTGGGTCCGATGACCTCTGATCTTGTTGAGCGTTTGCGGGCCCTAGATTCCGATCTAGCGGCCCGCCAAACCGCGTTACTCACCAACCACCACCAGCAGAAACGCCAGCTACTCTCCGAGCTTCTGGAAGAATGTGGATCGGTCGCCGGAATGTGTCGAGCACTCGACG